ACAAAAGGTAAATATTTTAGAAAACTTGTTCAAAGAGATGAATATGCAGCGGAAAGTTTTGATAATTTTTTAGATGAAATAGCTGGTAACTTAACAAGAAATAGAGTTCCTAATTACGGGTATGTTGGTAGAACAGCAAAAGCTTTAAGACAATCTCCATTCGGAAACTTTATAGCTTTTCCATTAGAAATATTAAGAACAGGTAATAATATAATGGCAGGATCTATTGATGATATTACCGCAGGTATTGGTAAAGGGACATTTGCAAATCCAGAAATACCAGAACTTGTTAACATGGGTTTAAAAAGATTAACTAGTTTTGGTATTACTGTGGGTGGTGTGCCGTATGCTTTAGCAGAAACATTTAAAGCCAAAAATGATGTATCTGATGAGGAGATGAATGCTTTAAGAAGAATCGTTCCTGAGTGGTCTCAAAACTCTACATTATTACCAACGGGTAGAGATGAAAAAGGTTATTTAAAATACATAGATTTTAGTTACTCTAATGCATATGATACTTTATCAAGACCTTTTAGATCTGTTATAAATTCATTGGCTCAAGGCGAAACTACAAAAGATTCTTTAATGAAATCTTTAGGCACAGGAATGGCGGATAGTTTGTATGAAATATTAGAACCTTTTGCATCAGAGTCTATATATACGGAAGCTTTGTTAGACGTAGTAATTAGACAAGGAAGAGGAAAAGGTGGTAAAAGGGTTTGGTCTGAAGAAGATGATTTTGGTGTTAGATCAGTGAAGGCAGTAGGACACTTGGCAAATGCTTTACAACCTGGGTCCATAGCACAATTTCAAAGAATAGAAAGAGCTGTAAGAGGAAAAGCTGATAAAAAATATGGACAAACATTTAATCTTCAAGATGAATTACCAGGATTATTTGGTTTTAGAAGTATTCAATCCGACCCTGAAAGATCTTTAAAATACATGACAACACGTTTTGGATCTCGACTTAAAAAAGCAGACAACTTATTTATAGCTCCATTACTTAGAGGTGGAAGAGTTACGCCAAATGATATTATAAGTTCTTATAAATACTCAGAGGCTAGACGATTTGCTATTTTAAAAGAAATGTATCAAGATATTGAGGCAGCTAGAACATTAGGTATGTCTAATTCTAAAATTAGAAGAGAAATACAAAAAAGAAAAGGTATTAAAAAAACAATTGTTAATGATTTATTAAAGGGTGTTTATACACCAAAAGAGCCTAGTGATTTTTTTGTAGATAGAATAAGAAAAATAAATAGAGATTTAAATGAAAAAGAAGGAGTAGATACACCAAATCCTTTTACCATAGCTAGACCTTTTCTTAGAAAAATAATTGTTGAAAATAGAAGAATAAATCTATTAGAAGATAATCCTGTATTTCCTAATTTTGAAATACCACAGCCACAAACAACGCAACAAGAATCACGAATCACGACTCCACCTTTAAATACAGCACCAGTTGATGCTAACATAATCAACACACAAGCTAAAAATGCTGGCTTGAGTTTGCCACCTAATTTTGCTAATTTATCTACAGCAGATAAACTAAAAACTTTAAACGATTTAGGAATAAGAATTAGATAATTATGGCAATGCAACCAAAAAATACAAGAGAACACATTTTATCTTTGTACGGACACATTTCAGGTGTTAAGAAAAATTTAAAACATGTACACGAAGATGTCGAGAAATTGGGCGGTAAGATAGATAAAGTCTATTGGGTTCTCTTAACAGCAGCGGGATCTGCTGTGCTCTTTGCATTAGGAGTCTTATTTAAATAATGAATCTTTCTCGTAATTTTACTTTGTCAGAGCTGACTAAATCAGACACTGCTATTAGAAAGGGTATTAACAATAACCCTAACGCAGAACAAATAGAAAAATTAAAAGCGTTGTGTGAAAATATTCTCCAGCCAGTACGTGACCATTTTGGCAGGGTCAAGGTGACTAGCGGTTTTCGTAGCGTAGAATTATGTGAAGCTATCGGTAGCTCAGCACGATCACAGCATGCACGTGCAGAGGCCGCCGACTTCGAAGTTATAGGCGTAGACAATGCTGAATTATTCGATTGGATTAAAGACAACCTTTCTCCAGATCAGCTAATCCTTGAGTTCTACACTCCAGGTGAGCCTAATAGCGGTTGGATTCACTGCAGTTGGATTGAGGGAACACCAAGAGCTAGTTTTTTACATGCATACAGATCAGAGGGTAAAACAAAATATAAACCAATACTAGGCTCTGCAAGAGAAATAGTTTAAATCCAATCTCTTAAATCTTCTCCTAATACTTCAGATGCAATATTAATTTTTTTACGTAAAGCTTTTACAATTTTTTCATCAACTGTATTTTCTGTAATTAAATCTACATAAGTCACAGATTTTTTTTGACCAATACGATGAGCTCTGTCCTCTGATTGTAATCTTTTTTCTAGATCATATCCATTAGAATAATAGACAACTGTATTCGCAGCAGTAAGCGTGATACCATAACCACCCGTTTGTGGCGTACCAATTAAAAATCTACACTTAGGATCATTTTGAAATCTTTGTATATTATTTTGTCTATCTTCTTGCGGAGTTAATCCATAGTAGTCTACGATAGAATCTTCATCATATTTTTCCACGACTGCTTTTATAATATTCGTTATGTCATGTTGATAATTAGCCCATATTATCGCTTTGCCTTCTATTTCTTCTAACACATCCATCAACTCTGTTACTCTATTATTTTTAATAAGTTGTGTGCTACCATCGTCAGCAGTAAAATGTCCACAAGTTATTTGATGTAATCTCATTAATTGAGTAAGAACCGTAACACTAGTGACTTGTTTACCATTCAATATGGCAAGCGCTGTGGTTTTCATTTGTTGATAAAGTTTTAATTGATCAGGAGTTAGACTAATATTACGTTTAATATATATTTTATCTGGTAAATCTAAACAATCCTCTTTTAATACTCTGTAAGAAAAACCTTTTAATTTGTCTGATAATTCACCTATGTTTTGAAATTTATGCACCACCTGTATTGATCTACCTCTTGCATGTATTGTTTTCATCTCAGCGTATCTATTACGAAAAGCGTAGAATGATTGAAAGTTCAATAACCATGGACTTAAAAATTCACATTGTGAATATAGGTCTAGTGGGTTTTTTGTTACAGGAGATCCTGTCATAATTCTTCTATACTTTGCGTGTTTAGATAGTGCTAAAATATTTTTAGTTCTTTTAGCAGAAGAATTTTTTATAGTTGTAGACTCATCAATTGCCATTAAGGATCTATGTGAATTTAAAAATTTAGCTGCAAACTCTGTGCCTTTTGATGTGCTTAATGCTTCAACATTCATTATTAAAATATGTAATTTTTGATCTGACTTAAATAAATTATTTAAGTTTTCATGTTGTTTTTTTGTAATTAAAGATTGCCACATTACCGACACATTTTCTATATGGTCAGGTAAATGATTAGGTATTTCTTGTTTATACCAAGTTCCAATTACACCTTTAGGTGCTATAATTAATGCGCCATCAATCTTACCTTTATCATATAACATTGACATATTATCAATTAATACTTTTGTTTTACCTGTACCCATTTCCATAAAATAAGCATAGGTTTCTTTATTCCACGATTTTTCTAACGCAGTTAATTGATGTGCGTATGGCTTTGTCTTAAATTTATAATTCATAATATCTTTCTATTGACTTATATATAAAGGATGTTATATGATTTGTCAATGTCAGAAAGTAATAAATATGAAAATATAAAAGATAGCTCTGTATCTACGGTTTACGTAATACAAGAAATTGCAGGCACGCGTTCAGGCAATCCAAAAATAAATATTATGGGTGCTTCGAACTATGGTCAGTTTAAATTTTTGTTACCAGAGTTTTCTCAAATAATTTTTTCACCAGGTCCACTCGTGTATAAGTTAAGACAAGGTTTAAAAAATTTTAGAAAGAAAGATTATTTATTACTTACAGGAGATCCTGCAATAATAGGTGTTGCATGTTCTATTGTATCTGATATTACAAATGGCAAATATAATTTACTCAAGTGGGATAAACAAGAAAGAAAATATTATCCCATAGAAATAAACTTGTATGAGAAAGGAGAGTTAGATGAGTAATATAAACTTTGAACAAGATAAAACAGATGTATTAGATAAAAGCGAAAATCTAAAACTTTTATCTAATGAAGTTCAAAAAATGGAATCTTTGGTTTCTGAAATAAGTGGGATTGAAGATAAACTTAAACAACGTAAAAAAGATTTAGATCATTTATCTGGAGAAATAATTCCAACCATGATGTCTGAAATGGGTTTATCTCAACTTAAACTTATGGATGGATCACAGATAGATGTTAAGCCCTTTTATAATGCTACAATAACACAAGCAAATAAAGAAGCGGCTTATAACTGGCTTCGAAGTAACGGCTTAGGGGACATTATTAAGAATGAAGTAGTAGTGTCTTTTGGTCGTGGCGAAGACAACAAGGCAGCAGAATATGCTGAACTTGCGAAGGGTCAAGGGCTTCAACCAACACAAAAGTTGAAAGTTGAACCCATGACTCTGAAAGCGTTAGTCCGTGAGCGTATTGAGGCAGGGAAACCTATGCCAGCGGAAATTTTCAGCGTATTCGTTGGAAATAAGACAACAATAAAAAGGAAAAAATAACTATGAAAAATGAAACAAACATAACAAAAAAACAGACAGGTGCATTAGCTACTAATGTATTTGAAGCTGATGCAAATGTAGGTTCTCAAAACATGGAACAAGCAGATCTTGCTTTACCTTTCATAAAAGTTTTGGGACAGTTATCTCCAGAAGTAAACAAAAGAGATGCTGGTAAATATGTTCAAGGTGCAGAACCTGGAATGATATTAAACTCTGTCACTAAAGAATTATTCGATGGTGCAAAAGGTATAGAGGTTGTCCCTTGTTCTTATGAGAGAAAGTATCTACAATGGAAACCTAGAGAACTTGGAGGAGGTCTTGTTTCTATACACTCAGTAGATGATCCTATTGTTAAAACAACTAAAAGAGATCAGATGAACAGAGATGTATTACCAAATGGTAATTATCTAGAGAATACAGCAAATCATTTTGTTGTAGTTCTTGGAGATGTTCCATCATCTGCTTTGGTATCAATGACTAGGACGCAACTTAAAGTAAGTAGAAGTTGGAACTCTATGATGATGTCAATTAAAATGAGAGGAGAAAAAGGTTTATTTACTCCGCCAACATTTAGCCATGTTTATAAATTAAAGTCGGTTCAGTTAACAAACGACAAAGGATCATGGTTTGGTTGGGACATCAGTAAAATTGGACCTGTTAAAGATCAGTCACTTTATAAAATAGCTAAAGATTTTGCTGCTAGTGTTAGCAAAGGTGAAATTGAAGTTAAACATGAAGGTGAATCTGAACAAACAGAAAAATCGCCATATTAAATAAAATCCTAGGTAAGGGGCGGTGAAGCGAGAGTAGAGCCGCCCTTTAAAAAATATGGACAAGTTTATTAAAATATTTCAGGGCTTGAGTAGAGCTCATGGTGTCACTTATGTAGATAGAAAAGGTGCTGATGGTCAAAAGATAAAAGGTAAGTCTTTTGTACAAAGAGACATAGTCACAAATAAAATGTGGCATGATCATTTAAATGGTGTTGAACCAAGTTTAGGTATCATACCAATTACAGATGACAATACATGTAAATGGGGTTGTATTGATATAGACTCTTATGCAGGTTTTGATCATAAAAAATTAATAGATAAAATAAAAAATTTACAATTACCATTACTAGTTTTTAGATCTAAATCAGGGGGTGCACATGTTTTTTGTTTTACAACGGTTCCTGTTGAAGCAAAATTAATGCGTGATAAATTAATATCCGTTAGTGCAGTTCTAGGATATGGTGGGTCAGAAATTTTTCCAAAACAAGTAGAATTAAAATCGAAAGATGATACAGGAAATTTTTTAAATTTACCATACTTTAATGGCAGTAAAACAACAAGATATTGCTTTAATGAAAATGGTGAAGCTGTTAATCTGGAACGTTTTTATTTATTATACGATTTATATAAAATTACACCAGATCAGTTAGAACAATTAAAAGTAAAAAGACCTGAATCAGAATTTAATGATGGTCCACCTTGTTTAGAATCTATAACTCAAACAGATATTAAAGATGGTAGAGATAGGATACTCTATCAATATATACAATATGCAAAAAGAAAATGGCCAGAAAGTTGGCAAGGGAAAATTAATGCTTTTAATTATAAATATTTTGAAAAACACTCAGAAGGACCACTAGATGATAAAATTGTTCAAGGTAAAATAAAATTTAATGATGGTAAAGATTTAGGTTTTAAATGTAATGAAGATCCAATGTGTAATCATTGTGATAAAAAATTATGCAGGACTAGAAAGTTTGGCATAGGTGGTGAATCTGTTTTTCCAATATTATCAGATTTACAAAAGGTAGAATTAGATGAGCCATACTATTGGGTAAATGTAGATGGAGAGAGAGTTAAATTAGACACTATTGATTATTTAATAGAACAAAGATTATTTAGAAGAACGGTTGCTAAACAAATAAATAAAAAACCAAAAAGAGTAACGGTTAAAGAATTTGAAGCATATGTCGATCAGTTACTGCAAGGTGTAGAGATAATAAAAGCACCAGAAGGATCATCAATCGTTGATCAATTAAAAGAACATTTAGAGGAGTTCTGCACAAATAGAACTGCAGCAGAGACGACTAAAAAAGATATACTAAATGGTAATGTTTATACAGAAGATGGTAAACATAAATTTATATTTCATAAATTTTATCACGGACATCTACAAAGAAAGAAGTGGCCAGAAAAACCACAAGTCACTCAACAAATGTTAAAAGAATACTGTAATTGTAAAGATGATAGAATTATTATTGGTAAAAAAAGACCAAGCATCATGGTTGTAGATGCTTTTGAAAAACCAGAAAACACTCACACACAGAAAAAATTAAAAGAGGATTCGCCATACTAACATGAGAACAATTGTATTAGGACCACCAGGCACAGGAAAAACCCATACACTTTTAAATAAAGTAGATGACTATCTAAAAACAACTAACCCAGATCGTATTGGTTATTTTGCTTTTACAAAAAAAGCAGCTAACGAAGCAAAGAGTAGAGCAATGGATAAATTTAATTTATCTGAAGATGACCTGCCATATTTTAGAACGTTACATTCTCTAGCTTTTAGAATGCTTGGTATTAAGAAAAATCAAGTTATGCAAAGAAGACACTACGAAGATTTAGGTAGAAAAGAAAATCTATTTTTAGATTATAATGAGTATGACGAGGAAGAAACAGGGTTGTTTACTACTAAAAGTGATTATCTTAGAATCATACATTTAGCAAAACTACGAAATATAAGTATTGATAAACAATATAATTTAAAAGAACACAATCAAGACGTAGAGTATAGAACTCTAGTGCATCTAGCTAAAGAACTCGATCGATATAAAAAAGAATATAATCTCATAGATTATAATGACATGATTTTAAAATTTATTAAATCAGAGGCATCGCCTAATTTTGATGTTGTTTTTATTGATGAAGCACAAGACCTATCTCTAATGCAATGGGACATGGTAAAAACTATTTGGGATAAAACGGTTGATTCTTTTATTGCAGGAGATGATGACCAAGCAATATTCAGATGGGCTGGTGCAGATGTAGATTCTTTTATTACACAAAAGGGAAAATCTTTACCACTTACTAAATCTAAAAGAGTACCAAAAAAAGTTCATGAACTAGCTAGTTCTATTATTGGTAGAGTAAATAATAGAATAGATAAGAATTGGAATCCAAAACAGCATGAAGGACGATTAACTCCATACGATAGTTTTGAAGATGTAGATATGTCATCAGGAAAGTGGTTGATTTTAACTAGAACTAGATCAATGTTAAATCCTTTAGAAGAAACAATACGTGATAAAGGTTTTTATTATGAAAATAGATTTAAAAAGTTATACGAAAAAGATATTCAAGAAGCAGCTGTTAGTTGGGAAAACTTGCTTAAAGGTCAAATGCTTGCATACAAAGATTTAGAAAAAATATCTAAATATATTAGTAAAGAAAAATGGGACAAAGATAAATTAAAAGGTTTAGTTAAAGATGGTTTGTATAACTTAGAACAATTACAAAAAGATTATGGATTAAAAACAAAAGAAACTTGGTTTGAATCTTTTGATCAAGCTGGACAAAAAAGAATAAATTATATTAGACGTATGAAACGTAATGGAGAGATGTTAAATCATGAACCACGGATCAAATTATCAACAATACATAGCGCAAAAGGTGGCGAAGAAGACAACGTAGTATTGTTAACTGATCTCACACACAATACAAAAAAATCGTACGATAAAAATCAAGATGATGAAACAAGATTATTTTATGTAGGTGCAACAAGAACTAAAGATGAAAACAAATGTTATCCAATGCAGGAGGTACTATGACAAATAAAGATATATTTAAAGGAACAACATACAATTCTTTAGAAGAGCAGGTAGGCGGGAAGCATTATCGCTCAATGAAAATTCAGCCCGCAGAATTTATTAATGAAAACAAATTATTGTTCGCAGAAGGCAACGCTATAAAATATATTTGTAGGCATTCTGTAAAGGGAAAAGAACAAGATATAAGAAAAGCAATACATTATTTAGAAATGATACTAGAAAGGGACTATTCATGAGTTGGGAAGAATATGTAAAACAAGCAAAAATATCTGAAGAAAAATTTGCAAAAAATTTAATAGATCCAGTATGGGCAAACAACTATCAAAATATGAAAGAACATTGGGATGTCCAAGGCATGTTTAAAGATAGAGTTTATAGATTTGATGTTAAAGGAATGAAGAAAAAAAATAGATGGGATAATAATTTTCAAGATGATATTGCATGGGTAGAAGGAACTAATGTAAGAGGTGAGCCTGGTTGGGTAAAAGGTAAAGCAGATTACATTGTATTTGAAAGAAACAAATATTGGTTATTAGTTGATAGACAAGAGTTATTTGATCATGTAGTAAATAAGTTACAGGAGAAAGGTTATGAAAAAGGTAAAGGTATTTATCAAGTTTATCAAAGAGAAGGTAGGTTAGATAAAATTACAATGGTCCCTTACGAGGATATAGAAAAACTAACTAAAATAGAGAGGGTCGATAAAGATGATACAGAAACCAGTATTTAAACCACAAACAGAGTGGTTGCCGCCAACAGAATTTCCAGATTTATCTAATCATGATGAAATAGCTATTGATCTTGAAACAAAAGATCCAGACCTTATGAAAATGGGATCAGGATCAATAATTAAAAATGGAGAGGTTGTAGGTATCGCAGTAGCTGTAGAGGGTTGGTCAGGATACTATCCAATAGCACACGAAGGTGGCGGTAATATGGATCGTCAAATGGTTATTAATTGGTTAAAAGATGTTTTAAAAACTTCTGCTACAAAAATATTTCATAACGCAATGTACGATGTATGTTGGTTAAGATCCATGGGTTTAACGATTAATGGTAAAGTGGTTGATACTATGATAGCTGCTGGACTATGTGATGAAAATCAATTTCGTTTTGATTTAAATACTTGTGCTAAAAAATACACTGGATCTAGTAAAGATGAAACAGCTTTATATACAGCTGCAAAAGAGTGGGGTATTGATGCAAAGGGTGAGATGTATAAATTACCCGCAATGTATGTTGGCCAATATGCAGAAAAAGATGCAACTATAACGTTAGAACTTTGGCAAGTTTTAAAAAGAGAAATCGACCAACAAGATATAAATTCTATTTTTGATTTAGAGACTGAACTTTTTCCTTGCCTTGTTGATATGCGATTTTTAGGCGTTCGTGTAGATACCCAAGCAGCATATGAACTGAAGCAAAAATTATTAACAGAAGAAAAAGACTGCTTACAAATAGTAAAAAAAGAAACAGGAGTAGATACTCAAATATGGGCTGCACGTTCCATTGCGAAAGTTTTTGAAAAACTTCGCCTACCATTTGACCGAACCGAAAAAACAAATTCTCCATCATTTACTAAAAACTTTTTACAGAATCACCCACATCCAATCGTTCAAAAAATTGCACGGGCAAGAGAAATAAATAAAGCACATACAACCTTTATTGATACCATAATCAAACATGAACATAAAGGTAGAATACACGCTGAGATTAATCAACTAAGAGGAGATAATGGCGGAACTGTGACTGGTAGATTTAGTTATTCTAATCCAAATCTACAGCAAATACCTGCACGTAATAAAGAACTTGGCCCAATGATTAGATCATTATTTATACCCGAGGAAAGCCATAGATGGGGTGTATTTGACTATTCTCAACAAGAACCTAGGTTGGTAGTGCATTATGCTTCTTTGCAAAATTTATATGGTGTAGAGGACGTATTAGATGCATATAACGAAGGTGAAGCAGACTTTCATGATATTGTAGCTGATATGGCAAGCATACCTAGATCACAAGCAAAGGTGATCAATTTGGGTCTTTTTTATGGTATGGGTAAAAATAAATTACAAGCGGAACTAGGTGTAGATAAAGAAACATCTGATGCTTTATTTAAACAATACCACGACAAAGTTCCATTTGTAAAAATGTTAATGGATAATGTTATGCAAAGAGCACAGCAACGTGGTCAGATAAGAACTTTACTTGGAAGATTATGTAGGTTTCATTTATGGGAACCAAATATGTTTGGTATGCATAAAGCATTACCACATGATGCAGCACTCTTGGAACACGGACCAGGGATTAGAAGAGCATACACATATAAAGCTTTAAATAGATTAATACAAGGATCTGCAGCTGACATGACAAAAAAAGCGATGGTTGACTTGTACAAAGAAGGCATCACACCACATATACAAGTGCATGATGAACTTGATATATCTGTTGAATCTGCAGAACATGCTGATAAGATAAAACAAATTATGGAAGGGGCTGTTACTCTTGAGGTGCCAAATAAAGTTGATTATGAATCAGGCACTAACTGGGGCAACATCAAATGATATATGGCTTATTTAAATGCAAACATACCACCAACTTATGCACAGATAAGAAGAGAGTATTTATATGATCTCAAAAAACACCATGGAGAAGTTGAAGACTGCATTGTCTTTGGTATTAGTGC